AAAACCTCGTTAGTACCAATATATATTGGATTATGGTATAAAAAATATAACAAGGCAATTAAACGGACAAAAAACAGTTGGCTGTTTCACTCCGTTCATATTATAGCCAACAATTTTTTGCCGCTTATTGAGACAGAGAGAGAAAAGAATATAGAGAAATAGAGAAAATTGTGAAATTTGGTGAAATTCTGCGGAATTGTACGATTCAGTATTTGAAAAAGAGTTTCACATAGTGAAAAAGCTTCTAATCTCTTTTATTTGACTTGGACTTAAGTAAAACTCGTAGATTTTCAATGTTCTCGTTAACCTGTTTAGGTTGTTTTTTTTCAAGTGGAGGTAGGGATTCACGCTGTGCTTGTTTAAAGCCTCTCATCCATGAGAGTTTTTTATCGCTATTTCTAAATCTACAGTTATTTATTTCTTCGCCCTTGATCCATGCCAGTCTTCCAAGTTCCCAATACTTATCCATGCTACTACCTTTTAAAACAAACCAGGTTGGCGTTCGTCTAGCTCTTGTTTGTACCCAGCTTTAACTACTCTGTATACGTGAGTAATTGAAACGCCAAACTCTTTGGCTAACTCAGTGTGATTATTGCCAGTAAACTTCTTATAGATAGCATGGTGAGCAATAATGGCATTTAAACCTCTACCAATTGGCAAGTAGAAGTGTTCACCACCAAAGTTTTTGCGCAACTCATCACAAGCACCAGTTGCAATGGCTTCGGCTTCTTTTTTGTCTAAACCGCTATCAACCAATGATTGTTCAATATGAATTAATAGTTGCATAACAAAGGCGGCTGAACGTTCAGGTAAGCTCATTATTTATTCTTCCTGTATTTAGATTGAATCTCTTCAAACATGGCATTATTAACTTCTTGGCTTTCTTGATAGAAGTTTTTAACCTGTGCTTGTGAATCTTTCGTTTTAGTGGCGCTAGCGGTTGGGTGAAAGAACTTTTCTTCCATCGTTTTTAACACCTGATTCAAATAACTATGGTTTTTAAAGGGCTGAAACATACCGCTTTGACGTTTTGCTTGAATCGTTAATGCTGTTTGCTCTAAAGCAGCATTTAACGCTTGTTGATTACCCGAAAGCGCAAGTACTTCATTTATTAGCTTAACGGCTCTGGCATGACTTAAATCTGATTTCTCAGGTCGCCATAAGGCAATGTAACCAATTACATTAATGTATAATTTAGGTGGAATTTTACCAACCGTGGCTAATAATGACTTAGCGCTACTATCTTGAACTAAGGTATCTAAATGCAAATGCGCATGACAACTGGGGCAACGGGCTAACTTCATTACTATCCTACTTTATTAGTATGGTTTGCTAGAATATTGAGATAAACAGAGTAAGCATTACTCACTACTTGATGGGTTTGTGGTGCTTCAATGAATCGGCCAGTACATTCGTCATAATCAAACTTTTCATTACTGTTAAGCACACCTTTAATTTTCAATGTACTTACCTGAGTACGAGCATCATTAAACACCTCACCTAATAAGCGCATATGCCATCGTTTAAGCTGCTCAATTAATGAATACAGCATATTGCCCTTTAACCACTCTAGTTTATTAACAGCTACACCATTATTCATGCGTTTTGCTTGATTTGTTGCCCAAGTTTGCAGCGCTTTATCAGAGCCATTATTGATAAACCCTTGATAATGCATTTGGATCCAAATTTGGCGCAGCTTATCAAGCATAGTGTGATCTTTTTTAGATTTTGTTTTAGGACTATTACCTTTGGTTGACGATACTTTAAAACCTGATTTTTTCATGTGCTCAAGCACTTTAAACAACTCAGGAATAGTCATATCCTTGCAAGAACCTTTACCCGTAAGGGTTTTAAGGTTAGAACGGTATAAATCATCATCTAATTGCAGTTGGTTTTTAGCAATATGAATTAATTTGATGTACCACGACTTGGGTTTATAAGTTTTCATTTAAAATACCTCGATTCAAAAATAAAAGTGACACGTCACCGCAATAATGTGCGGTTACAGCATTAACTCTCTGGCTTTATGGGTATGCCAGCAATCATTTTGCCCCTTGCATACACCACCACAGCCTTCAGGTAACTCAAGTTTGCAACCTTCACAGCTGCCAATATTGGCAAGCTGTTCATCTAAACGCTTAGTATCATTTCTTAACAACGTGGCAAGATACTCATCTGCAGAGTACTTACCACGAACACCACCGCGCACTTCACAATTACGGGATAGCTGTTCTCTGTCTTTAATAGATAAAAACACTTCCACTTTTGCCATGCCCATGGCTTTTTGACGCTCACGTTGAGCCGCTTTCTTTTCTTTATTAGTCAATGCCATGAGTTAAGCCTCTTGATAAGATTCATCTATTTGAATTTCTTCAACTTCGCCAACAAACACACCAAAGCCTTCAATTATTGCCGACTTCTCAGGTTCACTCAGTTCAGCTTGATCAAAGTTAGACATACCTAAACCGCCTAAGAATTTATGCATTGCTCTAACTTGTTCAGTGGTAAATTCTAATGAACGCATGATCTAACCTTCAGTTTCTTCAGGAATATCAATTGATCTAGTTTTTTCGCTTTTCAGTGCTTCCATGGATTTATCATAATCAGCCATAATAAAAAGTCCTGTATCTGTACCACACATACAAACGAGCTTAATATAAGCTTCTTTATTCTTACCTGTTAACATCAAAGATATGACTTCAGCGAAATTCTGTTTTCTTTCTGCTTTCTTCATTGGCATTTTTATTCCCCTAATGATTAATATACTTTCACCCAAAAACCCCAATTAAGGGGCTTAAATTTACCCCTTTGTCACCAGTGGCGGGGTTACCACTTTGGAGGTTATCTACACCTTGGCTAGACGTTTATTCACTGAGTTACGCAACAACATTGCAATTATGAGCAATAGCTAATAAGTCAGCATGCCGAACGCCCACGGATGGGAATTACAGGCTCTTACTTACAAGCGGTATTTGAATCCACTTACCAAACTCATTGGTTTCAAAAAAGCGAATATAAGTTTTAGAGCTACCCGCAATAATGGCATCGTCTAACGCTTTCATTGCTGCTGCCCAATCGTCGCTATCATTAGCATTACGGTACTTACGTAAGGCTAAAATACGGTTTTTGTTGTATTGGCCTTGCTTGTCAGCTTCAAAAGCATCACGCATCAAGTCACTAATAAAGCTACTGGTTTCTGCTAATTCATCTTCTATCACTTGGGTAATAAGCTGCTTAGCAATATCAATTTCGGGGCCGAAACTAATTTGATCGTCAATACCCACTGCAATTTTTGATTTACCATCAAAACTCGTTAAGGTGATGTTGCCTTTAACTCCGCCAATTTTTACATTGTATTCATCAGCAATTAGACCAATAAAATCTTGCACATCACCAAACACTTGACGTTTAAAATCATCATGCATTTGGCTTAACGCCTTAGCTTTAGCAATGTGATTAATAACCAACTCATGCTTTAAAATATCTTGTGGTACCATTTGCTCTTTAGGTACCTTGTAACCACGGCTATTGGTGTAAAACTCAATAGCTTGCTCTTGTTGTTTTTCTGCTACTTCTGTTGTCATTGGTTGTTCCTCTAATAAAAGTAAAATTACTTAAGCTCTGCGATTAACTCACTGGTGATCATAGGCTCGCCCAACTCAGCAGCCATGTTCATCGCGTTAATCAAAAAATTGTTCACAATTAATGGGTAGGTCATGTCTTGGTTAGCAGCAGCTCGGGCAATGCCATAACTTATCTTGCCTTGTAATCGCTCTTTTACCGCAACAATGGCAGCAGCATCTATAATCTTGCTCGCATCAACATGACAACGCGCAAACTTATGAGCAATGTAATCACCCAAGTATTGGCCTAATGGTGGTAGCTTCATCATGTTGCAGCGACGTGAAAACTCACGCACATTGTAATTACTCGGCGAAAGCTTTTGCTCAAGCTCTGGTTGGCCAATCAGCACAATACTAATCAACTTGTTAAAGCCATCGCTTAGCTCCCAAATACGCTTTAAATACTTAATAACGTTGTCAGTTAAATCGTGTGCTTCTTCAATCATCAGCACGTGCTTGTTACCTGCTTTAAGGCTATTTTTTAACGCCCGTTTAATGGCTCTGGCGCGTTGCTCTAAGCCTTGTGGTATTTTCTGCATACCTAGCTCATCCGCTAAGGCCACATAAATCATTTCAGAGGTCAGTGTTTTTTTATTAATAATTTCAGGCTCAATCACCAATAACTCAGGGTTATTACGGTTGATGTAATCTAAAAAGCCTTTACGAATTTCTGTTTTTCCTGCACCACTTTCACCTGTTACCGCAAAAATACTGCCGCCAAGGCTTGCTTGTACCATGGCTTCGCGTAGTAAAAGTTGGTGCTCGCTCATAAATAAATCAGCTTCACAATTAATTTCATTTCCATCAAAAGGATGGCGAACCAAGCCAAAGTGTTTCATCGTATTTGGGTTAAGCATTTCTACCTCGGGTAAATCTAACGTTAATAAAGGATCGGCCACTTTACGGGCTGTTTTTGTTCTTCTTGCCGCTGGTAACGTAGGTGTTATTTGCTCTACCCACAGGTCAGCTAACTCTTTTTTAGTCACATATTGCCCAAGCCACGCCTCAAGTGGTTCAGTGATTTGTTCTCTGGTTAAAATTTTTGGCCAAACACCGTGATTAATTAATTGGCAAATGGCAGGTACAGAAAAGTTAACCCCCGTCGCTGACACCGCTTTAGCGGCACTGGTTTGTGTTAACTCATACTTACGCAACAAGTCGCCTAGGCCATACACGGCTTTTGGTTTCTCGTTTGCAGGACTGTGTTTAAACATGTTTTTGATTTCCTCCTGTGAACCTGATTTTTTAAATAGTTTTTCTAGTGTTTTTTTAACCTTGGTTTTATCGCCCTTTGCAGGCCACACATTATGGTTAAGCAAACGGTTAAATGTGGTTGGCGCCATAGGCTCACCCACCCGTTTAAGTTCATCCATTACCACAAGACGACTAATGTGGTGACTATCAAGAAACTGTCGCATTGGGGTTGCATTAGCAGGTGTTGGAGTACTCATCATCATTTCCTTATTTGTTCACTAATTTCAAAGGAGAAGACGGCTTGCGCGACAACTCATCTACAATGCGCGTTATGTCTTCATCAAAAACGTTTTCATAGTTGGCTAAAATGTCAATTTCAAAGGCTGCAAGGCTACGGCCTAACGCAGCTATCACCGCTTTTTTCAGGGCAATACGGCTTAATGGCTTACGTGCTGCTGGTACAAACTGGCTTGGTAAGTCAATAGCAGCACCTTGGCGTTTCATGGCTGCTGGCTGCTTAATGTCTTTTAAATGGCTATGGGTATTAAGCGTGCCTTCAAACGGCGTTACTTGTTTGTTTTTGGCTTTTTTGATTTCTTCCTGTGTTTTACCAGGATAAGCAATGGCATCTGCTGCTTTTTGCTTAGCCACTTCAAGCGTGTCAGGCATACCTTTAATTTCTTCACCCCAAACAGGCGCAGCAAGTGGAAAGCCAGCTTCATCAAAGGCCATAGGCTCTAATACATGGTGTTGCTCTTCCTCTGCATAATTACTTACGCTCACCATAATTTGACAATTACCGTAATAAAGAGGGCTAACCATTATCTTGTCGCCAATGGCAATATCGCCAAGGTCACGCACAGAATAAATAAGGGCATTTTTAGCGGCGGGATGCTTAAAGCTAACCTCTAAATAACCAGTAACCTTGCGTGATTTAGGCTCGTTCCTAAGTAAAAACTTACAAATTTCAATCGGTGGTAATTCACGAAGTTTTTCAGGCATGCGTAAAATGGTTTGCCATAAGTCATAACGCGCTTTTGGCTCGCTCATGCCACGGCGGTTTAAACGCGTATCTTGATGAGGAATTAAATTAGCATTCCATGCATTACACCAACTCTCAGCAGCTGCGTTTAACTCTTCTACACTGGTTACAGGCTCAAACTTTAAACGGCTTTCAAACTGGGTTTCTACAATGTTGTTAGCGCACTCTACTTGGCCTTTAGCCCAAGCACGTTTAGTTTCGTGGGCAATATGGTCAACGCTTAATGCATCTAAAGCATTTTTAGTTGCGCCACTAATATTGGCGCTACCTTTATCCCATATCATAATATCTGGCACACCACGAAAGGCACGGCTATCAAGGCTTTGCCAGCAATACAATAAAAACAGCCACAAGTTAGCACTGGTTTCACCTGCACTTTCAAAGTAACGCACAATAATGGTGCTGCTAAAGTGATCGGTTAACACATAGCGCCAGCACTTTAGGTTTTTAAGCTTTTCAGCGGCTTCTGGCTTGTTGGCATACACCTCACTTTCATCAACAATTTTTTGTACGCGTAAACCTTTACTTTTTCCTTTACCTGGAGGGTAATAAAGCAAGCAATAACTCGGGTCAACCTGATGTACATGGTTAGGATAAAGCGAACGCATACGATTATGTGCGCCTTTACACTGCTGTTGCCCTGCCGTTGTTTTAGTTTGTCTACGTAACTGATTTAAGCGCGATGGCGACACGCTAATATCACGGCCATTACTGGCTAAAATAGACAAGGCCGTAGTGGTTTTCATGGTTACCTTGCCATTAGCACGCACACTTTGTTGAGTTAAGGCATTAAATTCCGTTAAGGTTTTTTCATCAACACTCGTGGTACCCGCATCTTTACGTTTTTTATTGCCAGAAGACCAACCAATAGCCTCTAAGCCACGGTAAACCGTATGTTTGCTTACACCATAAAAATCTTCAAAGGCACTGCGTATTGCGCCACGGCCTTTAAATGGTGTGCAATCTAAGGTTTTGGCTAATTCACGATAGGCATCGCGCATATCGTCACTTAATCTTGTTTTTGCTTGACTGGTCATGGCTTAAACTCGCTCTTATATTTGTTCTAGTAGCTGTTGCTCTAGTGCTAATATTTCATCTTCGGTGTGCATGGGGCGTGCTAACGTGGTAAAGCGGTTAAAGCGCTCACGGGTTTCATAGCTCAAATTATTGGCTAACATAAAAGATTCATTAACGTTATGCAGTTGCACGGTTGCCATCATTTCTAGTGCCGTGTCACCGTGTTGGTCATTCATTAACTCGGTAGTAATGGTTTCGTTTAGCTCAAGGTATTGAGCAATGGCATGGCTTATATCACCCAGCAACTTGGTGCTGGCTAAATTAATTTGCTGTACTTGCTTAAGCCATTTGGTGGGGCTGTGTTGTTGTGCTTCTAGGGCTTCAGCCAATTGCACTTTAGCGGCTTGTGCCTCTGCAGTAGCGCCTTGTACTAATTTGTCACGTACATTAGCTAAACGGGTGGCATCAGTAACCTTGGTTTCAAGGGCTTGTTTTTCTTTAGCGTGCTTGGCGGTTAAGTCTTCAATTAAGTCTTTCACCGCTTCTTTATCGCCACTGTCAATGGCTTCGCTTTCAATGATAATAGCTTGATCTTCTTTAGGGAGTTGGCGAAGTTTGCGGAGTTCTCTAACACCTAACCCTACACGTTGGGATGCTTCAAAGAACTCTTCACCAAATTGATTAAGGTTTAGTAAGTTGTTATCAATGGTCGCTCTAGATGTTTTAAGTTTATGAGCACAAAACTCTTCCCAATTGCTAACAGTTAGCAGTTCTCCACCTTCATTTTTATAGGTTAAACCCATATAGGACTTGGTTTCTTTGATTTTAGTTAGTGCTTTTAAATTTGCTACCGTTAGCAGTTTTGATACAAAATCAAAGGCTTCATACATGCCTATTTGTTTGATTACACCTTCTAATTGAAAAACAGCTTCTTTAGTGTTTATAACCGCGACTTGTTGCTCTGTTGTCATCATTGAATTTTCTGAATTCATTTCAATAACTCCTGCAGTGCTACCGTGTTTTTATTAAGTCCGGTTACAAATTTAGGAAAGTTAAGAATACTCGATAATTCTTCATAGTCTTCTATCAACTGGGGTAGTTGAGCTATTTTATCGTCAACCATTTTTGTGGGGACTTTGATAACTTCACGACAATAATCTTCCCAAGTAGAAATTGTTTGCTGGGCCTCCGTTTGATAGAGGTAAAGCGAATGTTCTTTAATGGTCTGGTAATACTGGGTATTGGCGATATTGTTTGCCAATGTCATTAAGTTGCGTGCATCCATAGCACCTTTTTCCATTGACATTAACATCATGATTTTTTTAATTTCAGACGGTTCTATAACTTTTGTGTGTTGCTTTTTCATGGGATTTTCCTAAAAGTAGATTAAACCGCTACACGGCTGTAGTTGTGTTGGTCTTGTTGCAGTTGTTGCTGTGCTTGAGTTAAGTTAAGTGAAACGGTGTTAGACAATTGCACAAAAAAAGCCGATAAACGGTAACGTTTATTGTTACTCGGTAAAGGCTCAACAAATTGTTGGGCTTCAAGGTTGTCTAATATACGCGTAACACTAGAGCCGCTAACCTTAGCGTGCTTCGCTATTTCACTCGGGCTAATACCATGTACTTCGTTACCTGCCATCACTCTAATAACGCGCAAGGTACGTTGTGTTTGGTCTGATATGTAATTGCCTTTCATTTTAGTCATAGCGCTGTACTCCTGTTTTATTATTGTTTTTCACTGGCTAGGCTAAAGTGCCAAGCTAGGTTGTTTATACTGGGCAATATTCTTTTGCTGATGTGCTAAGTCTTGCATCAAGGTTTTAATTGACCCTAAAACCTGCTCTGCTGCTAGTTCGTTACTGTAAAAACTGAGTAATTCACTCACCACTTGTTGCATAAAAATATTTAATTGCACTACTTCTTTGTGTTCGGCTTGTCGACCACTGGGCATTTTTACCAATAAATAATTTTGGCTATGAGCAAGGTACTGACTAATAAAAGGTTTGCCTGTTAAATGCTCATATTGCATTACTTGGTTAGTGGGCATACGCCCATTGCCAAGCC